GGTATAAGGGCGCGCGGTTTTGCGGGGGGTGGGGGGGTCGGTTTGCGCAAAACGCATGGCTTAACCGTAGCGTCATAATAACTATTATGTTAAATAGAACGTAAGGCATTGTTGTCGCTGTAGATTTTATTCTAGACTGCCATGCATTAAACGCAAACCACAAGATGTTGTGCCTACCCTGCCTCGCTGACCTGGCGCCGAGGTGTCTCAGCATGCCGGCCTCACGCGCGTAGCTGTCAACGACAGGATGTGTTGTATACACATGATCCGACATCAATGCTTTGTTACTCTCTCTTCCTTTTGGTCAGGCACAACCTCAGTTGTATTGACCTCAACATCTCCACCAGCCCAACTGATTGTGAACGTCTGGGCTTGTGGTTGGTCTTCCTTCTTGTCCCTTACGCCCCAAGGCATGTTCCGTGCTAGCGTCCATTTCAATGTGTCGATCTCAAGCCTACGCCGTTGCACCTCTGCGTTAGCCAGCCTGTTATCCTCAAACGTAGGAAGTGGCGACACTGCTAGGTTGGCGATGTGGTCAGTGAAGTATTCTGACTGCATCACTCTGCCTCTGCGGTAGAGCTCATACAGATCATCGTCACGCAGCACGGCTTGCATGACGCCTTGATAGGTTGGCATGCCTGCTGTCTTGAGTATGTTTTTGAGTGTTTCGCCTACTGCCAAGCGGTCAGCGATCTTGTGCATCAGCTCGGCGTTAATTTTTACTGGTTTCTTTGCCATGTGTGCCTCATCTGTTTTTTGGGATCATAGCACAAAAAAGGCCCAGCGCAATAATGCTGGGCCAGTTGTTGAGTGTTGAGCTGTGGAAACAGGTGGAAGCAGCTCAACGGGCAATTACTTTTTATCAGAATGGGATGTCATCATCAAACACTTTCGGCTTTGCTCGGATGTCGATCACCTCTGCTGCTGGAAAGGATTCTTTGACTGCCTTCTCGAACTCTCCTGCTTTGTGATCTCGGAAGTTTCGGTATGCGAGTGCCACCTCTCTGAGCGTCAGCAGCTCTAGGTCTGGCCGTTGTTCTTTGATCTTCTGCCACGACCTTCCGTCTTTCATGATGCCAAAGGTCTCGCCATCCAGTTCCATCTCCCAGATGTCTGTTGAGGCTCTCTGTGCTCCAAGGCGCTCTGCTTCTGCATCCATTGCTTTGAGGCCTCTTACGACGACCTCTGCTCTGACCTTACATTCTTCTGGATTGTTTTCTTCTATAGCCTTGTTCATCTTTGCCATTGCTGATCCATACTTCTGCGCTGTCTCAACGCTTACCAATTCTGGCAGCATGTCGATGCCCCACTTTGTGTCCATCTGTATTGCCAGCCGATCCATTGGTGCGATTGCATAGTCACACATGATTTGATCCTTATGTGCTTGCGGGTTGAATATTCTGTCTGCCTTCTTTTGGCGCCTTGGCCTCTTGGGCTTCTGCGTGTTCATCATCATCTCCACAGTTCATCCACCACAGTTTCGTTTAATCCACATTCCACCACAGTAGTATGTCTAATACATACAACTACTGTGGTGGAACTATCTGTGGCCTTTTCTTCCACAGTTCCACAGTTCATCCACAGTTCAGAAAAACAACTGTGGAAGTGTGGAAAGCGCATCAAACTTCCTCCCAATTGATCCATTCGCCGACCACTACGCACGGCACATCTCTTCCGCTTCGGCTGTCTCTTATCTCTGCGACTTTGAGGTTGCCTGTGCTGATCCACTTCTTGACGATTGCCTTTGCCTTTGCTTTGTCCCCTGGCTTTTCTGTGTCGAGGTCGAGCTGTTCTGCGACTGCATTGCCGATCCAGTTCTTTGCCCTGATGTCTGATCGGTATGCCTTGTCGTTCTCCTCTGCCTTGCCAACTGTTCTCTGGACATCGTAGAGGTCTTTGGCTGTCACGCCGTCGAATAGATTAGGAAGCTTAAATTCTGTGGCTACACCAATCAACTCAGAGTTTGCTATTTCGACTGAGATCATGCGGCGGTAAGTTGCCTTGTCTGATGGCGGTGCGAGGTTTGCTTTGCCATCGTCCTGGCGGAAGATGCCGAGTGCTTCTTGTTCGTCCACCCCGAGTGCCATTGCGTCTTCTGGAGTGATCCTGTTTATCACTCTTGCTGCTCTTGCTGCACCGATCAGACTGCCTGCGCCGCGCACTGAATCAACCGTTGCGTCTTCTCCGTTGCCTTTACGGATGTGATGCACAAGCTGTACTGAGCTGTTGGTGTCTCTTGCCAGCTTCCTGAGCATTGCTACGACTGCCTGGATGCTGCCATTATTATTCTCATTGACCAGGTGGGCTGATATGAATGGATCTAATATTACGACACCTATGTTGTTCTCTTTGATCTTGCGGATCATAAATGCCAGCAGCTCATCGTTCTGGATCAGGCCGTCCCTGCCTTCTGCTGCCAGCGTGATCTGCATGGTGTCCTCACCGTCCATGAACAGCTTTCCTTTGATGTCATCTGGCTTGAGGCCATAGTGCTGCATGGCTGCTATGGTTCTCATTTGAAGTTCTGAGATAGGATCTTCCAAATTTATGACCCAGGTGTTGCACTGCTCCTTGACCCTTACGCCAAGCAGGTCTTTGCCTGTCGATATTGCCAGTGCTTCCACAATGATTGCGGATGTCTTGCCTATGCCGCCGGCAGATGCTGTGACGCTGATATACTTCTTGATGTAATCGTATCCATAGACCCACTCTCTGCGGGGCAGTGTGAGCGCATCAAACATTTCGTAGGGCGTGGGCCATTCATTGCCTGTGTCAGGCTCTGTGTAGCTCTGTGTTGGCTCTGTGGCTATTTGCAGTGTCTGGTTCTGCTGCTCCATGCGCTCGGCTGCTGGGTCTGGCGGTGGCGTCCAGCCTTTTGCTCTGGCTCCGTCGATTGCCTTCTGCACCTCTGCCCTTGTTTCGTCCACTGTGTAGCCGCCCAAGGTGAAGCCATCTGTGATCGCGTGGATCTCTTCGTCTGCCAAGCCTTTGTTAACGTATGATCCAACCAGGCGCACCATATTGTGATGCCAATCCTCGCCTGCTAGCACGTTCTGGACTGCCAGTTGCCTGTCCATTGCTTGCTGGCCGAGGTCTATACTCATTGTGCTAGCAGCCTGTGGCTCTGCCTTTGGGAAGGCGCGCATCATACGTTCAAACTCTACTGGTTCTCTGTCTGTTGAGAACTCTGTCCGCATTGTGACCAGCTCTGGAACATATCCTTTGTCTTGTTTCTTTTGGTTGGGCCATGAGACTGTGCCTGCCACGCGCATGATGCGTGATGGGTTAACGACTGCTGCATCTGTTTGGAGCGATGCGGCGATTGCTTTTTGTACATCACGCCATGCTTGCATGTTTTGCACTGGCTCTTCTAGCTGCCAGTATGCGTGGCCTCTTGCGAATGGCGTTGTTCCTGTCTTGATCGACATGGTGAACTTTGGGCCGGCGAAAGACAGGATGTTTTCCATTGCGCCTGCTGTGTCTGCGTCTGCGAAACAGTAAAACGCGGCGAGGATGTCTGTGTCTTTGGCTGCTTGGCCTGCCGGTATGTCTATGATTGGGTCAATTGGATTGATGCACATGTATATGTTTTGCTTTGCAGCGTTCATTGCCTCGGCATGCTGGGCTGCGTCTTCTATGTTTTTTAGTGCAAATCTTGCGGCGTTTGCTGATCCAGATTGCGATATAGAACGTATCTCTATGAGCGGTTGGCCTACAGTGTTCCAATTTTCTGTGATCTGTGCTATGAACTGCTTAATGATTTCGGTTTTGGGAGCCATTTCCATTTGTTCTTCCACTTCCATTTTCATTGATTCCTCCCCTGAACTGCCCAGCGGCTATGACCGCTGGGCTTTTTTCATTTAAAACTCTGCGTCAACCGGGGCTGGTGCAGGAGCTGGGTCAGGCTTGGTCTCGGGCGCGGGTGCAGCTTCTTCGACTGCTATTCCTGCGGCGACACCTTCTTTCAGGCTGTCTGGTTTGTCTACAGCACTAACCTCAAAAATTGGTACGCATGTACCGCCCTTAGTATACTTAACACTTTTCGCATCAATAAGTTTTAGCTTTGCTGCTTTGCCTTCTGGAATTTTAGAAAGCTCTGGCGCAAGGCTTGTGAGAGCATCCCAAACGCCGGCGCCTGCCTGCTCCCACATGGCGACCTTGCCGCCACCGATAGCGCACTTGACCGAAAAGCCTTTCTTGTAATCATCTCCAGGCTTAGTCATCATTTGACTGACTGTTGGGTTCCACTTCCATTCTGGAGCTACGCCGACCATGCCGTCCGACCTCTGCCAACCTGTCTTGAGGCTTTGCAAGTCAAGAATAAAACCGGCTGTGCTTGCAGCTTCAAACTCAACCTTCGCTCCACCGTCACGGGTGTAGAACTGCTTTGCGCGGACAGCGCCGTCCTCTGTTCCTTTAGCTGACCATTGCAGGAAGGTGTTAATATCGGAGCCTGATGCCCCTAGATCTATTTCAAACATTTTGTATCCTTTACGTTGTTTGATTGTTGGAGTTGTTGTGCGCGTAACCCTGCGCGGGGATTAGATGCCATACATTTCTTCCCGAAGATCTTCTGCCCCGTTCCAATAGAACGTGTTAGGGTTGACGGGTATGACCTCTCTAATATCTTCTGCGCTGCCGGAGCGCAGGAACTTTTCTAGCCGAGCGATCTGCTTCTTGGCCTTGCCAAGGATCTCTGTTGGATCGCCGTCTTCAAGCATGTTGGTTTTCTTTGATGACACATAAAGAAACTTGACCACCTGGTTGCCTCGGGCCTTCTGATAGATCGCGCGTTGCAGTTGATGCTCTGGGGACATCTTGCTTGGGATGCGTCCCGTTGTTTTTAGATCAATCACTACGCCGTGATCGGGAAACACAAAGTCAAGGTAGCCGATCACAGGGATCTCAAAGTCATCTGTCTTGGCTGTGATGCTGATCTTTGTTTGCCCGTCTTCAGGGAACTCAGGCTTGCCGTAATGCTCAAGCTCTTGGAGTGTAAGCTCCATGCACGGCTCAATCATGGCGCGCTCTTTGGTAATCTTTTCGTCAGCCATGAAGAACATGCTGTCAAACTTTTCCAATGCCTGATCCAGCGCGCCGGCTTTGTGCAGCTTGCCGGTCAGCGTGTTGGCAACAGCATCCTCTGTGCAGATACCACGCATGGCAGCGGCGCCCATAGGTGTTCGCTTCTTAAATAGGTATGACGCAACCCAAACGTCTGGCGCGTTGGCCCAGAGGTTTATTGATGATGCTGACAGGTGCTTGATGCCGTGCTTTTCAAAACCGTTCATGCTGTTAGCTTTCCAAAGAGGGCCAAAAGACAGGCTTCACTTCTGCCATCGTCTTTGACACGTTTAAACAAGTCAGCTTGTGCAGGCCATCTCTGGCTGGCAAGTGATCTGCTGAGACCTTTGTCTTTGTTAAGACCGAGGTATGACTTCCACTTGGCCGGCGTTACCAATGTCATCGGCAGCTTGTGTGCTGCGATTGCCATCTGAGTGGCGCCGTAGGCTTGGCCGAATCTAAACATGCTACTGACACCGTTGCCTCTGACGGCACTGACCTGCTCCAATATAACGTGGTGCGGCTCATCACCTTCTGGCTTTAAGATTTCGTGCAGCTCATACAGGTTTAGCTCTGTCTTGCCTTTGATGTTTTTGTAAACCGGCATGTCATGCACCTCGACGCTGTTGCTGTCGGGCCAGTAGAATGCAATTGCACCAGTGAAGCCTGGGTCTATGCCGACAAAGACTGTCATGCTTGATCTCGGATCTTGATGCCGTTGAAGTTAAGAAAGAAGAAGATTGCTTCTTCAGTTAGATCGCGCAGGGTTGGGTCTTGCCCATCCATCTTTGCACGGTTCTCTTGCAGAACGCGCATGCCGTCAGCAAGCTCACACTTGATGCGGTGGTTCCACTGCTCTTTCTTCTGTTTCATAGTTCCCCCAGGGTTGCTAGTCGTTCACCATACATAGTGCTAGCAATTATTTTTATCAAGTGTAATTTTTTGCTAGCAAAGGTATTGCAAAGTTGCTAGCAAGATTCTATATGTAATGTATAGACACAAACAAAGGGAACACGGACTTGAAATATAAACTATCAGATAAAATTAGGTTTGATGCGTCACCAAAAGGCGAAATCATGCTGAAGGATTTAGTCGGACGTTATGTATATGTCCCATTAGGAAAGGCAGCTAAGACAGTCTGCCTAGATCACGTTGCCTCTGATGACACAGATAATGTCTTTTACAATCGTGATGAAAGCATAGGGTTTGACATAAATTATATTTGGCAGTGCCTTATATATACAGATGAAGAAAGATCTCACTTTAGAGATTTTTATGAGTCAGCCAGAGATAAACAATGGGGAACACGCTTATGACAATAGACGAAATCAAATCCGCAATTGCCAAGGAGACCAGTTTCATTGACAATAAATTAAAGGTCATTGACGAACTAAAAAAATACTATGGAGAAGGTGTCCGATCATCATCGGCCAGCGCCGACATAGGAATGGAAGCAGCCATGCTGCAAACCGCAATTGCAACTCGCAAAAACTTTGAGCAGTTACTGAAGGAGATGACAGATGAAAGCTGATTGGGAAGATTATGTAATTATCATCAGCGCGTTTGTCGCTGCAAACGCATGGATCGCAGGCATTGTGTGGGGGTGGTGGTGAGCGAACTAACTCCTGCCGATCAGGCCATACTGCGATACCTGCGCACTCAAGTGGATCGCTTGCAAGATGAGCGGTATCGGCAAGACGCAAGGCCGAGCATTGCCAATGAGCTTCAGATTGCCCAGCGTGATCTGAAGCAATACACATCTGACCTTAGAAAAAAAGGATACAATATATAATGGTCAAAGTAGTAGGCGTTGAAATAAACGTCATGTCATTTAAACGCGCATTTAATCGGGAACCCACTGAGGCAGAGATGGGCGCCTTGATGAGACTGAACGCCAAAAGAAACGAGGGGCAATGCGGTGGCAAGAATACAATCGAAAAGATTGACAGGCGCTTGGCGTCTGCATCCAAGGCTCGGGATTACATTAAGAGCCAGCCGCTCAAGCGCAACATTGTAGTCACCCGCACTGCTTGGTCTGTTAATTACCTGCTCAAGTTAGACTTGAAAAAATCACAAATCATGGACGTTCTGCACATAAGTGAGATCGCTTATGATCGGGCCGTCAAGCAATACAATCTACCGCGTGACGGGATTGAAAGAAGGTTTAAAAATGACAAGAAATGAAATACTCAAAGAAGCCGCGCGCATAATCAGCACTGAAAGAGCGGACGATTATGGGCCGGCAGATGAATCGTTCAAGCGCATTGCTCAACTTTGGACATCTTATCTTGATGTGGCTGTCAGCCCTATGGACGTTGCCAATATGTATATACTGAGCAAGGTGCAGCGTACATTAACGTCACCAAGCAAAGATGATACATGGACAGATATTTGCGGTTATGCTGCATTGGCAGGGGAGATGATGACAAATGAAAAGTAAATTCACAGAACATGAGATCCACATAGCTGGCCTGGTCGGCGCCCTTGTAGGATTTGTTTCTGGAGCCGGCCTGATGGCGCTAGTCGCTATAATATTTTGAAGTCGTGTGAGTGGCCGTTGATATTAAAAAGATTGGCGCTTTTGGTAGCAACGTCATCCGAGTAAACAACCGCCCAATTGGGACAAAGCGATTTGTATTGTGATGATAGCCACTCACCAGAGATTTATAGCAGCGCATGAAATTGCTTCAAGCTTTTTATGCGCTGCTTTTCTTTTTATTCATCATGGAAATTCTCTTGCCTTTTGCAACGGCTTCGCCCTTCGATGATGCGCCCCAGGCTTTCAAAGATTTAAGGAGCGGCGTGTCTGTACCGTCCTTCTTCTTTGTCGGCCCAGGCATGTTCCCCATGCGTTGCAGGAACGCTGCACGCCGGCCACTGTTGCCGGTTCTTTCTGGTGGCCTGCTCATGTTAAGCCTTACTGGTCATTATGGTTTTTTTCTTCGCGGTCTTCTCGCTGTCCTTGAAGGCCTGGGCAGTTGGTGCGCCTGGTGAACCGGGCTTGCGCATCTTCTCTCCAGATCCAGCGGCGATCCGCTTTTTCTTTTTGTGAATATTTGAGTACAAACCATCTTTAGCCATGTCTCTATCTCCTATGTCATTAGTTCAAAGTGGGGGCCGTCAATGAATGGCCTGCGACCCTGCGACCTACGCAAATCAATATAACTATTCATTGCATCTTCCATATTGCCCTCATCGTACTGAGCAATGTTTGGCACAGACCAAGCTGCACCCCAGCGAATAGGAACGTCTACCTCACGCGCAGCCTCTGACATAGCGTCAGCAATCTCGTCATAAAGATTAAGCTCCCACCGGCCACCGTCAACGTAAGCCATAAGGTCTACAGCCAAGCCATCAATATGCTTTGACTTCATTGTTTGACTAGCCCCCTTAGCAACAAGAGCCCTTTGCTCTTCGATGGTGCGCAGCCCACATATCACAGAGAAGTCTTGCTTGGTAACATTGATTGCATACTTAACAACAGCAACCATACGCTCATCAACACCAATCAGCCTATCAAGACTGCGCTTGCCTAACTTGTAACTCATCGTTTGAATCCTCTCATTGTTCTAATTCCAAAGCTGGCAGCTATACTAGCATAACAGCTCCATTGAAACCACTGAGGCGCAGCCTCAATATTAGCGAAGCCCTCTTTCATATAGGGCTGAAGCGGAGGCACGAATGAGCATACAATTATAGCTATAAAGGCTATGGTCCATGCCTCATCTTTCCAAGAATTATTACTGGCTTGTATCGCAGCTTGCTCCCAGCCTATCTCACCAGTGGCGATTTTCATCTTGGTCTCAGCTTCAGCCTTTTTGACGGCAGTCTTCCCATCAATATAACTAGCAGCCAAACTGCCAAGCGATCCTACTATTTGACCAATCATTTCTTAGCCCCCATTGCGCTGAAGCCAAAGAAGGCAGCAACCAACCCGCTGATTGCTATGAAGTATGTGGGTGCGATGTCAGCAAGAAGCTGCCCTGTTGTGTCGTATCCGTACATATCTGCCGCAACAATGCCGACCGGATAAATCAGCAACCCAAACAAAGCAAACCAAGTCATTCTAAGTTGAGCATCTCGCTTGTGATCCGCATCTTCCATGCGCAAGCGACGATCCTCAAGCATAAGCTCTCGCTCGTCGGCGTCGATCTTTCCGTTCTGATTCAGATCATAGTCAGTCATCTTCTAAACTCCTGGCATGCGCTATCGCGTAGTGCTTGTGATGCGTTATTATAACAACTTTTCCGTCTTTGTCATATATAACGTAATCACCCTTTTTATTTTGGTATAACCTCAAAACAATAAACCGTCGTTTGACTTGTGGTTATTAAAACCTTTGCATCCTCAAGAGCTTCAGCACACGCCATCTCAGTGGTGAACTGATTAAGCTGATAATGATCTATATTGTTATTGATTACTACAAACCAAACCAAAACCCACATTACCATTTCCCCTGATAGCGCCCAAGATAATAAAAGCCTGTTACAATCCCCGCACCAGCAACAACAAATATAATAGTGCCAAGGGTGAAATTGATAGCATTGTCGATCATCTCTTGTTTCTTGTAAGCCTCTTCCTTGCGAATGCGGCGCATCTCACCTTCTATTTGAAGCACCTCCTCCCAAGCAGATGGCCCGTAAGTCCATGATATATGGTCTTTTATTTCTTTTCTCATGGCTTCCATTTTCTTTTTCTGGGCGAAGATTTCTATAGCATTTTGGCTATTGTCAGACATCATCTTATAAAATGGAGGGTTTTTTGTTTTGTCTTCAGCATACTGAAAATCAGAAAAAGCGGCTCCCCATTTAGCTAAGGTGCCGCTCATTTCTTGAATATCTTTGCCCGCACTAATACCCTGCTTCAGAATATTAAACGCACTGGTGGCTAGACCGACCGCTGTTACAGGGTCAATCATTTTGTCAGCCCATCTTTGTCAGCACTGCCACTAAGAGTGCAATGATAAAGCCCGTTGTCCCAATCATGATTGCTTCCATGCGCTTAACGCGGCCAAACAGATCTTTGAATTGAATTCGCATTTCTGTTTGCATGGCAATTACCTCTTTCTCTAGGCCATCAATCCGCTCATGCGCGGAAGCTACTGTACGTTTGTCCATTTTTTATTCCTATGGTTTCGTCGGCCAATCGGCGTCTTCTAGGTTAGGCCAATTCTCATGTGCCGTAAGGTCACGCAACGCAGATCTATATGTAACCCACAAAGCCTTTGCTTCATCGGTCAATGCATTGTCTGTCATCTGTGTCCAATCGCTGTCACTGAGTAGCTGATTGCGTGTGTCACGGTTAGCGGCTGAAAGGGTATCCGATTGCTGTTGCGCCCGAACAGCGGGTTCAACGTATGGTTGCCACCAGTTGTACTCTTTTACGTTAGCATTAATAAACGCCTCAACATCGTCAGCAGAAGCAAAGGGTTCTGTTGTAAGCACGTTCCAAGGTGGAAAGAAGAACTCAAGAGTTTCATCTTCGTTTACCGTATGCGATGACAGATCATCATTTACTGTAATACTAAGCATCTGATTCAATCCCAGATATTCCAGCATATTGCGCTATTACTGAAGCTCCCGCTGGTAAGTAAAGGTCAAACGAATGTCCTCCTGATGAGCCGCCGCTGATGCCCCCTTGAGTGCCATCTCCGATGTAAATAGTTGAACTACCATTCCCACCTAAGACACCCTGCCCTATAAACTTTCTTCCTGTTGGACAGGTATAAATAGTAGCTTGAGCATCAGCGCCTACTTTAATCATTTTGTCAGGAGTTGCTACACTTGTTGTTGTTACTGGTATGGTTGTTAAAGCCATTTTAATTTCTCCTATACAGATTTAACGCCAGTTACTCGGTAAGTAACCTGTGGATCTAAGCTGTAAGTTCTTGATGAGATAGTAGATGCAGAGGGCGTCTTTGAGCCAATGGTTAAATGACCCTTTCCACTAAGGGGTGAGGTACTATTAAAGTTTAAATCTGTATGCGTGAAGAGATGGGCAGCAGCATCATAATAAGCAACCCTTCCTGAGTTACTGTAAAAATAAAGCCGCCCGTCTTCACCACTACTGCACCATTGTTGACTGTGCCACATTGAAAACCCGCTCATACTTATACTGCCTACGTTGGATATGGTGTAAGAAGAATTTATTTTATATACATACCAGTTAGAGCTATTGTTTACTTTTGCCATGTAAATATTACCGTTAGCATCAGAGGTACACCATGTAATCTCACTATTAAGATTAAACTGACTATTTGCTGAGTTTCCATTAGTAGTTGTTGTAATAGTGTTTTTATTACTATCAAATACAAATGGGCGTGTTGTAGCAGAGGCGTTAGTATAACTTTTCCATCCAAGGTACAGGCCATTACCAGCATACATTAATCTAGCGTAAGTAGTTGCAACACCATTCCCAATTGAAGCACTAATATCACTAGTTGTGTCTGTCCATGTATCGTACCTTTTCATCACAGTGCCTGATGGGAAGTAATACAAATACCTAGAACCATCAAATGCTTTTGGTGAGTAGCTTTGTGTATTAGATGCTATTTGCGATCCGCTACTGTTATAAATGTAGTATTGGGTAGTAGAGTTGCCATCATATAAAATCTTTAATACAACATTATTTGGGCCAACGCCTTCCCAATAACCAATGTAATCATAATTACTAATTGAATGCACAGGTGTTACAGTAGACTTTAAATTTGTTAATCCAGTTTCTACCACTCCTGCAATACTAGCAGTTGTGTTCTGTTCTAAATTCGCGCTGCTGTTTATTACCTGATAGTAATTATCAGTGTAATTTAAGGGGTAAGTAGAAGTGTCAACTTTAACAGTTGAAGACGGCCCCACAATTTCAGAACCCGTAACAGAGCTATCTATATTAGATACGTTCATATCGTTAATTAAAAGATTTGCCTTAATAGGAACTTGTGCCTCAGAAGACTCAACTTGAATATCCTTCAAAACGTAACGTGTGCTTGCATCCGTAGTTATAATTGTCTTCACGCCGTTGCTATCAAAGTCGCTAGCAGTGAGTGTTGCTTTGTAGATTTCTTCTAATGTATCAGCCATTATAAAGCTCCATATTTGAGTAGGGCTGCGGCTGAAACACCGTCGATGCCAGTTAGGTTTGTTGCGCTCAGTGCGGGTAGCTGTCCTGACCCATTGAGTTGAACGACTTGGTTTGCACCTGTGCCAACGTCGAGTGCGGACGCTGTGCCAAGGCCACTGATTGCTGTAGTGAGATCGGAGGCTGACGCCTTAGAATCAAGCTGTGTTTGCACAGAGGTGTTGATACCAGCCACGTTGTTGAGGTCACTGGCAGTAGCAGTGAGGTCACTGATTTCTGCGACAGTGATAGCCCCATCTGCAAGTGGATTACCCGCTGCGATTAGGTTTGCTAGGTCTCTTGCTTTTGTCATTGTTTTATCCTTATACCGATAGGTATTCTACAAAGATAACGCCATCCCCACCAAGGCCACCGCTTCTTTGGACGTTTGTATATGGATCACGGACTTGCGTGTTTGCATAACCAGCGCCGCCGCCACCGCCCCATCCACCATTACCTCCACATTTTGAGTCTCCCCCTGCGCCACCGCCAGCAAACATTCCACCATCTTGTCCAGCAAAGTAGCTATACCCACGAAAACAAGTCGCGGCTCCACCACCACCTACGCCGGGAGGTTCGCTACTAAAGCTATGAGATTGGGAAGTGCGCATTGTTTGCGCGGAACCACCAACGCCAAACTCAGGAATAAATCTAAATAAGTTCTTGCAGTTCTCAGGTTTTGTAATTGAAGCTGGCCCACCTCTAGCCAGCTGATCTACATCTTGGCCGCGCCAGCCATCATCTGTTACAGATACCGATGGGCCACCCGATCCACCGCCACCACTTGTATGCCCATATGAGCCAGTGCTTGTGCCAAAGAGTGAGGCACTTGCTCCACCAATCCCAGCACCGCCTGTGCAATAGTGATACCCACCAGTTGCTGTAACATCACCGCTTTGAAAGCCATTGCCACCGTCAACGCCAAAGATACCCACTGCTCCACCACCAGTTCGCTGATTGCCCAAGTTGCGTAATCCAGCCTTACCGCCCGTTACATTTACATCGCCACCTGTTGCCGATCCTCCATTGGGTCTTGTGTTGGTACTATTTGTTCCACCCGAACCACCATTTGCTACAAGGTTAATTGTTGATGAATTTGAAAAAGTAGAAGAATTGCCAGCGGCATTACTAGTTTTTCCACCAGCACCTTGAGTAAAGGTAAAGCTATCACCAGAAGAAACATCAAAGATTTTGCGGCAATAACCACCAGCAGCGCCGCCAGTTCCGTCATTGCTCATTGCACCCGCACCGCCAGCGCCAATAACGTGAACACAAATCTGACCAGTTAGATCAGCTGTCCACGTTCCACTTGCCGTAAATCCGGTAGTTAGAATGAAATGTGGGAGGAATGCGCCACCGCCGCCACCGCCAAAGAAAGAACTTGTTGTACCCATTTTATATCACCTTCTAATTATGAGAATGCCCAGCCGATAGTCGCATCGACATATCTCAAGGACAGTACGAGATAGGCTGAATCTATTGTTAAGTCTGAAGCATCACCCATGATGTTGCTGCCGTTGCGCCCCACAATACAATCTGTGTTGCCAGCTACTTCACTGAGGCGAACCTCATCGCCTACGCTAGGAGAGGCTGGAAGTGTAAGTGTCAGTGTTGCGCCGTTGAGGTAGTAGTGGTTGTCTTTGGATGCTGTTGTGCTTGAGGTCACTACGTTTGTCGTAAAGCCCACGCCTGTTAGACCAGAGCCATCACCTGTAAATGCTGTAGCGTTGACCGTACCAGTTACATCAAGCGGCTTGTTCATTGTCCACTTGTCGCCAGTAGCCGCATAGTTAAACGTAGCACTAGCCCCATCAACAGTAATACCCGCACCATTAGCTGCCGTTGCGTCAGCCGCGCCGTTAGCAATGGTTATGTTCTTGTCAGCGACATCAAGCGTAGTGCTGTTAACCGTTGTAGTAGTTCCAGAGACTGTAAGGTTGCCACTTACGACCAAACCACCTGATACCGTACCGCCTGTCAGTGGTAAGTAGCGAGCATCAGAAACTGTCTTGGTATATACGTCTGCAAGATTAAATGTTCCGTAGGCAACGTAGTCCAGAGTGTCGTTAAGCGCAGCGCCAGTAGTAAGAACAAAGTTAACGCCATCTGTCGCAGTAAAATCAGTGCCTCCAATTAGCTTCACGCCGTTCAAATACACATCAATGTAACCGCTATCGTATCCTGTAGTTGCAAACGAAGTCTGCCCTGCCGTTGCTGTGAAGGAACCGCGTGAGCTTGTACCGTTTACAGAACTGCCAGCATTTTGGAACGAGTTGCCGTTGTAAACTTTCATCGTGTCTGTTGATGAGTCGAACCAAAGCAATCCCTCATTAGGAGAAGAGGGTTCAGAGGCTGAGATAGTGTACTGAGAAGAGAAACTATTAACTGAGCTTATGTTGTTGCTTACGTTTGTGACTGAAGAAACATTAGTTGCCACCGTGTTTACGTTAGCAATGTTAGTCCCTACCGTTGCAATGTTTGCTGAGTTATTAATTACCGCAGTTAGGTCTGTGTTGGCGACCGTACTAATGTCGGCACTAATCCCAGCTACAGTTGTTACATCAGAGCTAATACCAGCTACAGTTGTTACATTGCCTGAGATGCCTCCAACAGCATTTACGTTTACAATGTTTGTCGCCACGACACCAATGTCGCTTGCATCCGCCGCCACGGCTGTAACGTCTGCGGATATTCCCGCCACTGTGGTCACGTTGCCGCTGATTGTCCCGACTGTATTTACGTTAGCAATGTTATTCGCAACAACCTCAATCTCGCTTGTCGCCTCATTAAGATCGTTAGCAACAGTTTCAATCTCCGACACAGCCTCTAACAAATCGTTAGCCACTGTGTTGATATTGGTAATGTTGGAAGCAACAGTGTTTACTGCGTTAATGTTTGTTGCAACGGTTGTCACATTAGTGTTGTTTGACGCCACTGCTGTAATGTCAGTTGCGATTGGGCCAAGAGTTGCCACTTCGCTTGATACACTAGCTACCGTTGTAACATTCGCTGAGACACCCGCCACCGTAGTTACATTGGCAGACACACCAGCAACAGTTGTTACATTAGCAGATATGCCCGAAACTGTAGTTACATCAGTGCGGATTGTATTTACGTTTGTAATTGCGTCAGTCGCTGTAGTTCCGTCTTGGATGTCAGCAAGCAACGCAATGTCGGCTGAAACATTTGCAATGGACTGCGTGTCTGCAATCGTTGGCCCCGCCTCTGGGTCGCCGGTTGTCTCGTTAAATGCTAAAACCTTACCAACACGCTGCTCTTTAAAAGGCAGTGTCGCGTCAGTGACAAAGTCACCAACACTGAAAGTCAGCGCGCGATCTATAGACTCACTTAATCTTTGGTCAACAAATGTAAGCTTGTCCAAGCTCTCTTCCAGTGACTGAGCAGGGAACGGATCATTGGGAACCAGGTCAAGTCCTTGGGTGAGGGGCTGCTCTCGAATAATAACAACAGTGACGCCGGACGCCGGTGCAGTTCCAAACACTACGTTGCCGCCGCTTGCCGAACCCACGCCCGTCACAGTGTAATGCGTTGTAATCGTCTGCACGGTCTCTGTGCCATTGGCGGCTCTAAGGATAACCGTCAGATCGCCCTGGTCGAAAACCTTGAAGCCATACGCAAAGGTTGTGAGCGATCCGTTGCCACTATAACTTGCTCGGTTAGTGCTGCTAGATACCGTCATTCTATTGTACCACTCTTTTTAAGCTGAATTACTTCCTCATATGCTTGCCGCATATTTGCATATTCTGGGTTTTCAAGCAATGCCAAGAACCCCCTCTCTATAAATTGTGAATTTATATCTCGCAAATAATTAACTTTGGCTCCATCAGGCATTAGCTTATAAGCTTTAGTTGATGTTAGAACTGCTATTGCATCTCTAAATTTTAACTTCCCATAACCATCTATTGAAACTTCTATTTGGTTTTTAGCCATATTGGCTAAGTCAGACTGCATGCCATAGCTAAGTTTAATCTGACCCATTTTTTCTGGGTTATTCAAAGGCCACTTGTTTGTAACACGCTGCAACCTAATAAGCTCTTTTTCATAATCTTCCAGCTCCTCACCGCGCTTCAAGCGAAGTCCTGACAAGTTGCTAAACAACGCGGCGCCTGGGTTGGCGGCAAAGCTAAATTCATCGCTGCCGCGCACGTTGCCTAATGTATCATATCTAACAGCATTGAGGTCTCTCTCATCTGCTACTGGCAAGCCTAGATCGTTTGCTGCTTGTCGTACAAAACTATCTTTAGCCTGAAGAGCATTCATCTCTTGGAAAAACTCTATTGCAATTCTGCTGGGATCTGATCTTTGCATTCCCGCTTTTGACTTTGGAAGCCCAACCATCCTATAGTCTGGTCTTCCGTCTGGCAAAGCAAATCTATAAATTGGGCCTCCATTTTCATCGACGCCAACTTGGTTTCGAATGTCTTCAAGAGTATAGTATTCAAAATCTTCTCTAGGTTTTACCCTTGTCGGATCGGCCATACGCGCAAACATTCGTTCCAAAGAGCTTACGGGGCTAGGAACGGGAATTGGGGATGCGGCACTTTCTGCGTAGCTTCTGGCAAGCTTTGCAGGGTCTTTGCTTTCAGTTAAAGCAACTACATCTGCAATTCCTTGCAACATTGGTAAATTTGTATAGTAGTCCATTGTTGCCAAAGTTGCATGAAACGGGTACTCAAACCAAAGTTTTGGATCGTTTGTTTCGTTCATACGCTGCGCTGTATCTGCTGCAATGGCAAACAAACCGCCAACAGGCTCAAACCCTTGAAAATTTACATAAGTTAAAGGGCCGTTTGGAGCGCCGAACCTATCGTATAAAGGTACATCCCCTTCTGGGAACCCTTCGCCTTTTAAGACAAAGCTGTAAGGTTGCCAGCCTTGAGGCAAAGCATCTCTGGACGTTTTGTCTTGTGGCATACCGCCGGTGATGCGTCCATCCATTGAGAATTGATGTGCCTTTGACATAACCGCAAGTCCAAGTGTGTACTTGCCTAATGCAATCTGACGCGCGCGCTCTCCGTTTTTACCCTTTAAATCATTATAAGATCTAGAAGGAGCGGCAGGTATATATTCCATTGTTCTCATAATAGAATTAGTTGGAGCCGTTACAAATGGCATAATAAACCTGCCAATTAAATTTCGTTGCATTTTCCCAGCAACTTCGCCAAACGTGCCTAAATCAGATTGGAGCGTATCGTATTTTGATTTGTAGTTTATTTCATCTGCAACAGACCCTGGATCAAGAAGCATCATGCCAGCCTCGTCCAATGCTTCTTCCTCTGTCATGCCTTGACGCAATGCATGTTGGTAACGCTGGTTTACAAGGGTATAATGCTCTCCGCGCTGAGAAATGGTTTTGGTAAACTCATCAACCGAAAGCAGCATGCGGAATGGTATCCGCATTCTTTTGGTTAAATCATCTAAAGCCCTACTAAATACGTTGTTACTTTTTGTTGTTGTTGATGCATATTGTTCAATGTCTAATTTGCTTTTCCCAGCGGGTGATTCAGTTCGCCAAGCTATTGAACCGGCTTTTAATGCATCGCTAAAAGAATCAGACCAACCTTTTAGTCGAAGCAAAACATCTTCCATATATGCCTGATCTTCTGTAATCGGGTATTGCATTCCTAGTCTAGACCTTGCTGCCCTGTCCACACTACCATAAAACCCACCAATAGCTTCCGCAGGAAGTTGGAAAAGCATAAATGAAAGAGTGCCACCTATGTTTTTCATTTGCGTGGCCGGTGATGACAGCAAGCCAGCCAAGTAGGCCTCATGCACCATCTGTTTTGTTCTTGCGAGGTAACCAACATCTGCAAGCTCGTTTATAGCTTTTAGCTTGTCTGAGTCTACAGTTTGGTTTGATGTTCTTAAAAGTGCAGAAGCTAGCGCGTCTGTAACCCCCTCAGCTCCGCTTTCCGAGAGTAGCCTTTGGGCCTCTTCGCTAAAGCGCGTTGCATCCAACTCCCCATCAACTCGGATTTGAAATGATTGCAATGCCCGAGCTGCTTCTGTCTGAGCGCCTTTGAGCTGCAACTGAATGCCGCTGTGAATGGCAAGCTGCCTGCGGAAGCGAAGCCTGACATCGGCGCCAGCGCCTAATCTTATCTGCTCAGCCATATCTACAAGTTTAGATGCACTATTTACAAGAATTTCTCTTGAAGCTAAAAATTCTGAAGCTGTTAAAGCTCCTTCGCCAATTCGCCTGTTTAGTAATTTTCTAGTAAAACCTATTTCATCAAGCAGAACTTTTTCTGCTTCTTTTATAGTCATATCGTTTGAAATTTTTCCTCTAGTTCTTGCAACAGTTTCGTTTTCGTATTCCTCGCCGACCGCTGTAATCATCGCTTTTATATCGTCAGGAGTGTCCACATAATTATAATTAAAATCACCGCCATCCTTTAAGGATTGTATATTTTTATTTTTAACATCCATGCGGCTTAAAACGGCTTGGGCTACTTCGTCTGAAGCAGTGCCTGTTTCAGCATTAAAGCCCCTCACCTCTGCGTTAAGAGCCTTTTTTGCGTCTTGATTGACGGCAAGAGCTGAAGCTTCAGCCTCATTAGCCAAAGCAGTTTGCGCGTCTTGCAGCACATCTGTTGGAGCTTGTTCGTTAATGCCAGGCGCCTTGAGGCCTCGCTCTTCAAACTTTGCCACGCCTTGTGGGGTAAGAACCTGACCAGCCAAAGCGCGCTTAGTTGCGCTTTCAGAAAAAGCTGCTTGATTTGGAGCGGAGCCTATTTCCTGCGGAAGCGGCATCCGAGGCGCAACAGACGGATCAAACGCAGGCGTAGCCGCAATTTCGTCAGGCGTCATCACACGCGCAGCTTCAGGGCCGACAGGCTTGGGCTTAGGGGGGTTAGGCCGCACACTTGGTTCAAGCTTGTTCAGAAGCTCAAACAGTTTGCCAACGCCTGCTACCTGCACACCTTCTTGCTCTGGGCCTTGGGCAAACTCAGTTGGCTGACCAACCACAGTGATTCGCTGCTTGGCTTCTTGCTCTTGTGCCACTTCATTTGGATCAAATGCCATTTATTATTCTCCTAGCCGAGCCAGCTCTGCGTCTTGCGCCGCAACCGCTTCATCGTAGTCTGTAAACCTTGGCACATCAGTGGCTCCTCCAAAATAGTTTGGATCGTACACAAAGAATATTACATCAGGTTCGCCATTGTTGAAATCATTAAATGTGTCTTTGTTCCAGCCTGGAGGGGCGAACTCATCATTCCAAGGCAACCTTGCAACAGGCTTGAAGCCAGCGGCTTCGTATATGCCAGGCAAGAATGTGTCGAATGCGTCAAGCTTGCGACCCCCAGCTTCTACTGCGGCTTGTATCATTGAATAACCAACGCTGCCGGTCTCATTCGCAGATTGGAACACTGCCACAATGTCTCCGTCTGGCTTGATTGCGAAGCCGCTTCCATTTTCGGTTCTAAATAACCGAGCGTTGGAAAGCTCTTCAGCAGATTTAATTTCAACCTGCGCCGCAAATTCATGTGCAGACATGGCCTTAGTCATATCTGCATTAAATGTGTCCGCTGTTTCTACAGCGGAAACTTCATTTATTTTTGGCAATGATATATTAGACTCTTGATACAGTCGCTGTGTAAGTGGATCAGGATCTAAGCTTAAAAGCCCAGTTCCCTCAGACCCTGCTCCGCTTTCTCTGGTGTAAGGCCCGGATGCTTCGCTATCAAGGCCTGAACCTCTGCGCTGCGATCGTACGGTGCGCTTGGGGTTGCTGATGCCTCTGAACCCTGTGAGGACGCCTTCGCCTGCCGATTCATTTGTAACTTGAGTTTCATCGCCTGCTCGAACTCCTGATCGTAATCCACTTGATATTCCCTCCGCTGCTTCAGAAAATGACCCTGGGCGAGAAACTACGCCTAAGTCAGTAAATAGGTTTTGCTCATAGAACCACAGGACTGCCTGGGCGTCCTGCTCAGATAGGCCGTCACCGCCAAGCTTGTCAATCAGCCTTGACGTAAATTCTTCCATGCGCCTGCGCTCAGACTGGTTGCGAGGGCCACCTGTGATAGAACCATCAGGATTTCGCATGTTGCCAAAGTGTCTGTTGTAGGAACGGGCAAACCACATGTCTTTTGTAGTGCCTTGGTAACCGTTAATATTTAGTGAGAACCGGCCTGTCTTGTCGCCTAAAATCATGGCGCCTAAATGCAGGCTGTCTTTCCCACCACTAAGTCCACTAGGGCCACCGCCAAGTCCTGCGGCTTTGCGCAAGTCTGTCATTTCTTTTAATGTGTGAGAAGAAAGCCACCAATCAGCAAATCCTTCTGGGCCTTTAGTCTCAATCAAATGGGCAATAACTTTCATGCCAGAAGCAACAGCCTTTTGCTTCATTCCCCATCCAGCGCCAGATATGCCCTCAGTAACAGCTCCAGGCTGCGGCGGATCTACTGGGACTTTTCCCGTTTTCAAGAACTGCAAAAACGCTGCCGTTGCCGCTTTTGTATTGTTATTGACTTTGTTGCCAATCGAAGTAGGCGCAGCAAACGCTGACCAAATCACACGCAGTGTTTCATCATTAGCCAATGCCTCAAGGCCTGGAGTCTGCGCCAGTGTCTCAAATGTTTTCTTAACATCAGCATCATACCACCCGCGACCACTTGTGGCCTGCTCCATTTGGTAAGCGACTTCTTCTGCCGCAGCAGTTACCGCTAAATCAAAATCCTCTTCTACATTTGGATCTAGCTGCCGGCCATGAATCTCAACGTGCTTCTCTTCAAAAAACTGAACAAGGTCTTCAACTTTTGGCTTAGACCCGCCTCTGGCTTGAGCAATTTCCGAAACTCGGTTTACTGCGCTGGCGTTTTGCTCACCGCCCTCTCTGGCCGCAACGTAAAATGCAGCATCGGGAGTTTGAGGCGCAACTAGTTTACCAGCCGCAGCAAGGCCGCGATCTACTATAGGCCCAACAGGGTTGCTAAACATTGTCGAGCCTTCTTGCGCTATGCGCTGCTCGGCCTCTGCGCCTGCCTTGATTAAAGAAGGCTCTAACATTTTAAAGCCCTTTTTCATAAGAGCTGCGATTGGCTTACCAACAGCAGTGGCCTCGGCAACGCCTGCTGCCATAAGGCCCAGCCCCATCAATCTTTGAAAGCTTCCACTATCTTCATCACCCGATCCAAACGCTGACGCAATGGAAGATGCGGCGTCAAGTGCTAAACCCGTTGTCGCGTAAAGAGGGCTAATAGGGGCGCTTTGATTGCTCTGGCTAAACATTCGGTAACCTTCTTGAATGTCCAAAGCCCCGAAAGTGGCGAAATCCGCAACACCTACCTCTAAAGGATTTGTCTCTCCCGTGCCGAATAGTGCGTTAGAGTACACGCTTGCAGAGCTTCTTAAAGATCCAGTTGCCGCTCTAATTGTTTCGTCAATAGTGCGGAAATTTACTTGAGCATTACGCTGCGCCGCGTCTTGCTCTATTAAAGCCCTTGCCCTTTGTTCAGCCTCTTGTATGACACTAGGATCAGTTTCGTCTTCTACAGAAGCCCTTATATTTGCCGCTTCCTGAATGACGCTAAGGCTAACCCCTTGCTCCTCTAACAGCTCTGTTCGCATCCCCTCAATTGAAAGCCGCACGGCAAGGTCTTCAACAAACCTAGTCCCTGCTTCTCTTATCGTAGGATCGCCCTCGCCAAAAACAAGGAAAGGCTCTCCGCTCACTAGCTTCTGCGCTATTTCATCTGGAGATAAAGTTAAGTCTTCTTGCGGCCCCATAAGACCGGCGGCTTCTACAACGTCAGGTGTGTAGCCGGCAGCGTCAAAGTCTTCCATAGTTGGCATGGCGCCGGTGGCTGCTTTGCGCTCATTGGCAAAAGAAACAGCGCCCTCTACTGGAGCCGATTCCGCTGTCGGAGCCACAAGAGAAGCAGGAGCTGTCTCCATAACCTCTGGCTGCGGCGTTGGGTAGTAGCGTTGAAACTCAGGTGTTTCAGGGCCAAACTCCATGCCTTCGATCAATATAGATCTTGGAGGGTCTACCGTTTCGCCCTCTTCACCAATCTTTATGTAGCCGCCTTCGGACATGGGCAGAAGGATGTCGTAAGTTTTAGTTTCTGGATTAAAAACACTTTTTTTGTTTTTAAAAACCGCAGGGTTTCCAGCATTATTAAACATTTCATCTGCTTCATAATACCTGTTTATTTCAAGATCACTATTTTCGCCTAATAGATCGCCCATTTAAAACAATCCTTTGTTAGAGTATCTTCTTATTTGCGACCTGGCTCTAATATAGCCATTATAATCTGAAATTTGATCTTGTCTTTCCTGAGGCAACGCACCGTACCAATCTTCTAAAACCTGCAAAGGATTTGCCCGAAATTCAGGGGTTATCGGGCCAAATCCCATTTCTATTAAAGGTTGCTCAAGTTCTTCTTCAAAATTGTCTCTTAGCTCTTCTAAATAAATATCGTCGTATAATTCCATTTTTTCTTGAGCGAATGAAAGCATTTCTTGCCCTGTCATTGGGTTGCCTTCAATTTTCCTAACCAAGATTTGTTCTATAAGTTCTCCATCTACAAGTTCAAAAGCGGCTCTAGATGCAGCGGCTAGACCTGGATCGTTTTCTTGTGCTTGTTTTGCGTCATAATTAAAACGCCTTTGGACAATCTTGCTTACATTTGCATAAGATTTATCACCAGATATAGTAATTTTATTCCTAAGAGTTGTGTGTTGAGTCAGATCCAGTTTACCCTTTAAAGAATTAAGATATTCAACAGTGAGCTGGCCGGTACTTGCAAGATCATTTGCTTCGCTAAATGCATCAGGGTCTCCTTTTCCAGGCGCTCTAAATGAAAGAGTTGGCTCATCAGCCATAGCATCTTCCATTGCCTTTTGTTGCGCAGGGCTGGCCCACATCTGGCGGATTAGCCCTTCATATAAAACGACTTGAGCTTCCGATGCAGGCAAGCTGCCAAAATCTGCTCCTAAATTGTCGTAAAGTTTTTTCATATCAATAGGATCTAAGACCTGTTTTAGCGTAGCTTCCGAAACAGTTTCCGTGCTGTCTAAAGAAATAAGAAGATTGTAAGCATCTGTATTGTCTACATTCCTATTTTTTTCCCGCTCATCCTTTATTTTTTCTTGAGCAGAAAAGAATGTTGAGGCCATCTGGATTGTGTCCTGCACAACTGCATTGGCCTCTTCCGCCGGCACAGCCATAAGCATGTTTAAGACATGAGGCGGCATGTTCGAAATACCAACCATGTCTCCCGCTTTCATTTCACCACTACGCACCATTTGAATCTGGCTTAAAACCGATGAAAGGCCTATTGCTTTGTTTAGGTCAGTTCCTGCGTATGCTGGAACAAGGTTTTTAAAAGCCTTAGACAAAACCTTTTGAGTAACATTGCCCATAATTTCTGGGTTCACGCCGCCGTTTCTAACAGCTTGCTCAACCATAGACTGTAATTGAGACTGCTCCATAGCAAGCTCATCAGATGTAATATCCAAGAAGGGATTAGAGTAAATAGAAACCTGCTGGTCTTCCCGAGCCTTCAGTGCAGCCTGCCTGCGCTTTTCAATCTTTAGATCAATAACCTCTTGCAGCCTAAACTTGATAGGTATTTCCATTTGGCGGAAGCTGTTGTCAAAGTCTTGCAGCGCGTATTTGTTTTTGCCGACAGTAGATCGCATCGTATCATAAACGCTTTTGACGCCCTGCGCATATTTAAGCTCACCGTCAAAAATGTTTCCGACATCCCTGTCTTTTTCGAGCTGGCTAGACAAAGCCATCAAGCCTTCTTTGGCTGAAAAGATCGCCTCGTTCTTTTGTGTCTCGGTAATCATCTTATAGCGCATGTTGGCATACTCACCAACTTGGTTCGCAACCTCTGTTGCAATCGCGCCCTTCTGCAATTCAGCCTGGACAAAAGGCTGGGCATTCATCCTAGCTGTGATGCGGGCGCCAGGGGCTTCAGAAGTTGGACGGCCCTGTGATCTATAAACTGGTATTCTCATTATGCGAACATTCCACTAGAGGAAGCAAACCGGCCTGCCGTTCCAAAACTCTGGATCAAGCTAGTTGTGCCTTGCGCTCTTAGACCAGCAGCCTGCGCCCCGCCTTCCATGCGTGACAATTCAGCACTTAGCCTAGAACTTTCTTGCTGATCGTTGATCTGCATGTTTGTGACCGTGTTATTAAAGTCATTGATAGCCTGGTCATATTCAAACTCTCGCGCAGCCTGACGCATAACTCGCATCGGAGTGCCGTGAGATATGTCTATGCCAGCTCCGCTATACTGAGCGACAACAGAACCCTGAGCTTCTCTAAAACGAAACCGATCAACGCGCTCCTGCAAAACTGCATTGCGGTTAATGATCTCACGTTGCTTTTCAAGTAATTCAATGTCGCGTTCAATCAAGCCGGCGTTAAACTCGCCAACTCTTGCAGCGGCAGCAGCAGCTTTGTTTGCAGAGCTTTTTGCGCTCATGCCACCAAGGATTGTTGCCCCTAGCGTTAAGATCTCAAACATACTCAATCACCTCACAAATCAAATGTGTTCATGCGCGGATATAGCGCCAGAACAGTCATTGGCAGGGGCTGTGATTGCCGCACATAAATGCGATCACCGTCAACGAAACCGCCGTCAAACTCGATTTCCTTGTCTCCCGTGAATAATGGCACAGCTTCGTCCATATTCATAGAGCTGTCGCGGAAAAATATTCTATCCGCACTTTCTGAGTCGCTACCCACTTCAGCGCCAACCGTTTCATGGAATCGAACAGTGATGTCGTGTATGCGCTTTGGCTTGCCTTGGGAAGTGCCATCCTGAGATCCAGACTCTAAGCGCAGTGTTTGCATTTCACTGGTGTAGCCAAACCCAACGGCGCCCGTTGTAGCGGAAAAATCTAACGTCACGCCGCCGCCTGAAACTGTCTTGTTAGCATGTGTGGCGCCGTTAGCTAGTATCGAAAGCTCTTCGCCCTCTAAGTGATACAAGCCAGAAAGAGTTGTGGTTGCAGATCCTGAGTAGACCAAACCGCTGTCCACAAAGAAAGCAGCAGTCGTGTCGCTGCCAAAGTCAAATGCCTTCATCACTTCGACATACTGCTTGGTCACGCCGTTAATTGTGCGCTTAACAATCATGTAAAGCTCATCTTCACCGCTGTCTGTCGGCAAGGTGATGATGCTTTCAACTTTAGCCTGACCGCTCTCAAACTCCCCGCCGATAATGTGCTTGTGCCAAGCAACAATCTCTTCCTCACGCCGGTAGGTCAATCCAAGCAAAGTGCCATCAGTGCGGCGCGCCCAGATTATGCTTTCAGGCTCTTGTTGGTACGCAAATTCTTTTATGCCGCCCTCAGTCAAATGCTCGGATAGGATTGTAATGTCTGGGGCTGCATAGCCTGCAACATCCACTTCACCAATATAACGAAACTCTCTAACCTTGCGCGCACCGCGCTGGGCAAACAATGTAACGTCAGCAACCTGGACAACTTCGCTGTCAATGCAACCGTAGTTAGAATACTTGCGGATCACTGTCTGCGTAGGCGTCACAGGCCCACCATTAGTTGTTGTCAGCACATACTCACCACCAGACGTACCAATGTTAAGTATTCGAGTAGCTGACAGGTAACGGATTGCGTTTACTTTGTTGGACGCAATAGTGTAGATCAGAGCGTCATTGTCAGCAGTGCCAGTGTGAAAATTTAAATAGTCAGCACTTTTAGAAAACCACAACGTCTGAGGATTGTTGTTAGTTGCCGCAAAAACCAACCGCTGTTCAAAAAACGTGACAACACTAGGGTAATTGTCGGCGCTAGTGAGAACTGGCGTGTTGTTCTCGTTAATACTAGGAGTGTCAAACGTCCAAGCATTATGATCGGTGCGAGACAATGTGCGGACAGCGTGGCTTGGATGCACCAAATACATAACATCCGCAGACTGTGCGAAACGCACATCACTTACCTGCGCGGATGTGTAGGGTGTTGCAACCTCAAACAATTTGTCAACACTGACGCCAGAGCCAGTGTAGGTTGTAAAACCTGTGGTATCAATTGCATTGCCAAACAAGTCAGTCAGCGTAAACGTGTTAGCTGTAGAGTTAGCAATAAGATAATTTCGAGCAACTAGCTCGGTCATATCGCCACCTTCGTTGTAAAGGTAAACTTCATCTCCATTGCTAAGGCCGTGGCTAGAGCTGGTAAAAACGCCAGGGCTTGCCTGCGTAATAGAAGAAACACTTTTTTCGCTATCAACCAAAACTTGCAAACCATTGCGGAAAACCCGCATGTACTGATCACCAAACTCTAGCGCGTATGTGTCGGCTGTTTTAAATTCAAAAGGTATCAAGCGGGTAATGCTTGAGCTATCCTTTACTTCGCCCAAGTATTCTGTGCCTGGGCGGCGCGTAACGCCCCCATGAGGCTGCACTATCATGTTTGTAAGCTCGGACAAGCCTTCGCGGTACTTCTCAATCGTAACGCGCCCCTCAAGACGCGGAGAAATCTCACCGGCTGTGAATGTGCTAATCGCTGGAGCTGATCGCGCCATTAGAACCTCGACTCAATAAATTCGCTTGCTTCTAGGCGCTGCGGCGCGCCTTCAGTGCCGTCAACAAATGCAGCCTGTTTTAATTTGTCAGAGTATTCTGCCGCCATCATTTGCTTGACAGTGTTGGAGCCAGTAATAGCGTAACTGACCTCAAACGCTATAGCCGCTGCCAAAGTGTCAATTAGATTGGCGTCATACTCTTGAGGGTCTGTGACCCGAGCAACATATTTTATTTTGGCAACGCCTTCGTCAGAAAGCAGCTTTCGCCCCTCAATAACGAACACAGGGCCACCTGTGTTGCTAAACATGTTGTCCTGCGGGTATGACAAATTTCCGTTGCTAAACTCTAGAACTCTAAGGCAGTATGGATTTGTCGGCAAAGCAAACTGATTTGCATATCCGAAAGGAGGGGAATCGCTTTCCTTTGCCAGCTCTGCGCGGCGCAAAAGACAGTTCCAAGGATGCGCACGAAACACGCTGTCGCGGACACTATCAAACCTCTGGTTGATTAAGCGCGCTGGCTTGCTGTTTTCCTCGAAGCTTGAAATGTTGTTCGCACCCAAGCTGTTCAGCGCGTAGTTTGCAATATCAACCGTA